CCCCCTGTTGGGGCGCCAGTCACATTGAGCTCTGCTCAATTCCAACTGTATGGTAACATCACGTTCGACAATTGTACCCGGGGGTGCTTTGATCAATCCTGTGTTCGAAAGGTTTAATCCTTTCGACCAGCCTTGGCCTCAGAACCCCGTTGTACCTTGGATCTGGTCGGGGTCAAATTACTCTTGTGGGGACTCTATGCCCCTACTTGAGTGGATTACCCCGAATAGTTCCAGAACTAGAGAGTGGAAGTCATTCCAGCACTTTAAGCGCTGGTTTAACATCCCCTCAGCTAGTGAATCGTCGTTTTTCATACCTGTAGACAACTGGTCTCCTTGGTATGGAGCTGATGCCGCAAGCCAGTATTACTTCGCGAGAGGTAATGCTAGCGTGTGGAATCTCCCGTGGCGGACATGGAGTAATACTACTCCTGCTACATATGACCCTTGGGTCAAATGGAGCACAATGTACGACTTATCTAATCCATGGGGGAGTTATATATCTCCTCCTTCGGATCTTGATAAATTACTTATGCGAGCGTATGCGAATATGCTCCCAGTAGTAAGGCCTAGACTTAGTCTTATCAATTCTGTCATAGAATTGAAAGACTTTAAGACTCTGCCACGTACAATAGCTAAGATATCGAACTTCCTAGGCGACGCGAGTAAGACCCTTCGGGGTATTATTCGTGACCGCTGGGGTCGTAGAATATCGAAGCAAGGTGTCCGGACAGCGTCAGATGCTTATCTGCAATCGCAGTTTAACATTCTGCCGCTGATATCAGATATCGTGGGACTTTCCCGCGCTATCCGTTCTACTGAAGCCGAAATGTATAGGCTTCTTAAGAATGCTGCACGTCCTCAGCAAAAGTACTTTAAATATACTTTTGATGAGCTTAGGGCCGAACAGTTTTCGCATGTGAACTATTACCAAACGCCAGATTTTAATTGGCCTTGGTTTGGTTCCATTTGTGAAGCTTATTCAGCCCCTGAACAGACGGTGTTTAATGCGGAGATTGAGTATAATTACTACTATCCTCAATTCATGCTCGAGCATGCTCGAGTGCTCGCACTTCTGGACAGTCTCGGGGTTAACCTTAATCCCGCGATTATCTGGAATGCGATTCCATGGAGCTTTGTCGTTGATTGGGTCGTGAACGTAAGTTCTTGGCTCAATCAATTCAAAGTTTCCGCTTTTGAACCAGTGATAAACATACAGCGTGCGTGTTGGAGTGTTAAACGTGTGCGACGCACTCATGCCACTATGACAGTGGGCATTGAGGCGCATCACCGTTTGCACAAAACTCGCACCACAATGCCGGTTATTACGGAAACGGCTTATCGCCGCCATGTAATGATGCCGACATTGAGCTCGCTTTCAGCGAGCGGGCTGAATATAAAAGAATTCAGCCTTGGTGTTGCTCTGGTCTTTTCAAGACCAAGGCGACGCCGTTAGTTTAGCAAAGGTCAATAGCATGCTATCAAACACGCTAAATACAAACGAAGTGAAGAACGCGGCAGGGACTGAAGTTGAATTCAGTCGCCTGTCGACTTCGGACCGTAAGACTGTATTTTCGCAAATTGCGGAAACACCCAGTCTTCCACACAGACTCTCGATAGGTCATATCGAGACTGGTAGTGGTTTAACTAAGCGCCGTCGATCCGTCGTACGTTTTGACAAGACTGTCATCTCGTCCGTGGATTCGATTACGCCAGTTACCGTCTCCTGTTACACGGTGCTCGATGCTCCAGTTGGGGCATTGACATCGTCTACAGAGATGGCCAATACATGCGCGGAGTTGATGTCGTTTCTGGCCTCGTTAGGGGCTAGTACGACGATTCTCTACGACTGTACTGGAAACGGTGCGAAGTCATTGCTTGAAGGCGGGTTGTAACTCGCCTCAAGTAATGAGTTTAACGACGTAGTAATATGTCGTTTTTCGATTGTACGTCTGCGGCCCGGTTATTCAGGCAAAAGAATCGCGACTGTTTCCCTTATTGGGGGGACAGAAGAGACTCTTAAGTCTGTTACAACCGCGCCAAACGGACCATGGTGGGTGTCAGTGGAATTATTACCAGTGACACCTGTCGGGTCCGCGACTGCCAGTCTTCTTATTGTAGGGGAGTATTCCTGACCAAACCCATTCTCTGGGACGAAAACTACGACTTTTACACGTCGTGGTCTCGTCCCGTTGGGAACGGTTTGATGGAACAGTTCTTCTATAGTGAGCATACTATGTAGTTGGGCGTACATGTTTCGAAGCGTGAAGCAGGAACAGCATGCTCTAGGAGATATACCATTATGGATATCATCAAGAGCCTAGATGAGGTTGACCTCATTACTGCCCTGCTTCGCGACATTCAAAAAATGCACGAAGCAGTACTCAATGTACGAGCACTTCGACTGACGACCGAAAAGGTTGCCAGTCGCACTCGTAAGGAAGGGAAGAGTTTCTTAACAAAGACTCTTCCTCGTCTTGGCAAAGCATTCGACCGAGTGCTCGCCTCCGATAACTTAGCTCTCAATGCAACTGAATTAGGTTTCGAAACCTACCCAGGTGCAGCATTCCCCAAATTGTTTGGGGAATTGTTTGAGCAAGTATTGGATTCAGACGGTAAGGTCCTTCCTGAACCTTGTGTGCAGTGTGTGAGGAGCATTCGGCAATTATCATACGTTTTTTATAAGTATGAACTGCCCTATACTCATGAACAAGAACAACAAGTCCTCGACAGTTTTAAAAAGACTGAAGAGGATCTGCGTCCGATCACTGCGGATTTGCGCAATTTGCGCGATTTGCGGGTGTCAATCCCTAGCGGAGGTAGGCGTAAAACGCCCACTTCTAGACTGGAATTGGCACGTGAGGCAAGAAGACTCCTTTATGGGGTCTTCTCGTTCTTCGATGAAAGAAACATTGTTCCAGGGCACGGTCCTGGGGCTGTTGCCACAAAGCAACGGCTCTGGACTAAGTACCAATGGTCCAATGTTTCCAGTCGGATCACTGACGAATACCCCTTAGACGCGTACTATTATGCGTCTTTAGGACACGTCGCTGACCGCCTCCAAGAGCTCACTGCCCTTGGAGACCGGGATCTTCCGGCTCGGGTTATACTCGTGCCGAAGGATTCACGTGGTCCTCGTCTCATCTCTTGTGAACCAGTGGACTTCCAATGGATTCAACAAGGGTTGGGACGAGCGATCGTCGAACATGTTGAGAGCACTGTGCTTACAAAGCATAGCGTCTTCTTTACGGATCAATGTCCAAACCGTATTGCCGCCCTCTTCGGGTCGCAAAACGGTCTTTATTCTACGCTCGATCTCAAAGATGCGAGTGATAGAATAAGCATTGAATTAGTAAAACTCCTATGGCCCGAGCACTTGGTAAAGGTGCTTATGGCATGTAGAAGTTGTTCAACTGTACTTCCAGATGGACAAGTAATAGAACTCCTTAAGTATGCACCAATGGGGTCAGCACTTTGCTTTCCCGTATTAGCGCTTACTGTCTGGGCCATACTTGTCGCTGGGTTACCTCATATGTCTGCCTCCGACCGTCAAGTGGCGATCGAGGGCATTCACGTGTATGGAGATGATGTGATAGTTCCCACGGCTCACGCCGCGAATGCTATCGAACAGCTCGAATCGTTCGGTTTATTAATTAACCGCGATAAGAGTTGCACCAGTGGATTCTTTAGAGAATCGTGTGGCCTAGACGCTTTTAAAGGCGTCGACGTTACTCCCGTCCGATTTCGGACGGTCTGGTCATCAATCCCTACTGCTAGTTCCTATTGTTCATGGATCGCTTATGCGAATTCCATGTATGATAAGAAGTACTTCACAGTCTACGACTTGATCGTAGAGAGGCTTGGATCCGTTTACGGGCCCATTCCTCACAAAACAATGCAGTTGCACTGTCCTAGTCTAAGTGAAGCAACTGAGTTAACAGCTCGCATACGGCGCCGTACTCATACTGGCCTTCAAAAGGTTCAGTATAAAGTTCGGATTCCGTATACGCGACCGATCGAGAAAGCAATCGACGGGTGGTCGATGTTACTTCGGTATTTCACCGAAGCACGTCGTCCTCCTAGCGAGAGTTTCTCTCGGTCTCTTGACTACGCTGACGAGGAAATATCCTCGTTCTCAGCTAGCATGTACACACCAAGGGACGCAAGCAAGCTTGTGTTCCGTTGGCAGTAGTGGAACACCGCC